AACTTCAACGTAGCCGGTGGCCTGGCAACCTACGATTTCTACAGTCAGTACACTGTATTGGCTGCTAGAATGTTCGGTGGCTACTTCAACTACACATTCAACCCTGTGACCAAGAAGTTGCAGTTGATCCGTGATCCCAAGAACACCGGCGAAGCTGTTCTAATTTGGACCTACAATTTGAAGCCCGAAATCAACTTGTTGAGCGACTTCCAAATCCAGCAATGGATCAAAGACTACATGGTTGCCAACTGTAAAATGATCATTGGTGAGGCTCGTGAAAAGTTTTCTACCATTGCTGGCCCACAGGGTGGCGGCAGCCTAAACGGTGCTCAAATGAAGTCAGAAGCACAGGCCCAAATGGACTCATTGATCACTCAATTGGCAAACTATGTGGATGCAAGTCAGCCACTTACGTTCGTTATAGGTTAACAAATTACAAAAATTCTGTTACAATGTCCACATGGACTTGATGATAGATCTCGAAGGACTTGGCACTGCGCCAGAAGCAACAATTCTTACCATTGCCGCACAGGCATTTGACCCGCTGGGCTCGGGTTACTACAAAGACCGATTCTACTACGCTAGAGTTACGTTGGAAAGCCAAGAAAACCGCAACATTGACCAAGGCACCATTGATTGGTGGGCTACACAGCCTGCTGTGGTTAGGGACGAAGCGTTTAATGAGCAAGATCGTATTCCTTTGGATCAGGCACTAGACGAACTGGCTAAATTAATATGGCACTCCAATCGTGTTTGGGCCCAGGGCCCGACCTATGACATGACCATATTAGAACACGCCTACAAAAGCTACAACAAAACCCTGCCTTGGCAGTACTACAAAGTACGAGACAGCCGTACATTGTTGAGTTTATGGCCTGATGTGGAAGCACCTCCAGCCAGTCACCACGCACTGGAAGATTGCCGTAGGCAAATCAGCATGGTACAAGACACACTACAATACTTTAAAATAAAGGAATTACGATGATTATTGGCGTTTGCGGATTTATTGGGTCTGGCAAAGACACCATTGCTGACTATCTTGTCAACTTACACGGATTCCGCAGAGAAAGTTTTGCCAATAGTTTAAAGGACGCTGTGGCCCAGGTATTTGGCTGGGACAGAACCATGCTGGAAGGACGTACCAAGCAAGCCCGTGAATGGCGCGAGCAAGTGGATCCGTGGTGGGCCGAACGACTCAAAATGCCACATCTTACCCCACGTTGGATCCTGCAATACTGGGGCACAGATGTGTGCCGCAAAACGTTTCATGATGATATCTGGATTGCAGCCTTGGAAAACAAACTGCGCAACAGTCGGGACGACATTGTAATTTCGGACTGCAGATTCCCTAATGAAATCCGATCAATTCGACGAGCCGGGGGCATTGTTGTGCGTGTGGTGCGTGGCCCTGAGCCTGAGTGGTACGAACATGCTGTGAACTACAATGCTGGACCCAAGCGTGTGGGATGGAGCATTGGCAAAGAAGCCCTGGCTAGATACGGTGTTCACCCCAGCGAATACTCCTTGGTGGGTACAAAATTTGACACAGTGCTGGACAACAACGGCACCTTGGATCACTTGTATGCCCAGGTCAAAAATCTGGCGTCAAGTCCCCTGGTCGCCAAGTAGAATCAGTGCGCTTGAGATCTGCCACACAGTTAAGGCACACTGTGCGCAGGTTTCTTAGCTCGCAGTTGTTGAGATTTCCGTCTACATGAAACACCAATAACTGTGAGTGATGCCGGGCTTTGAAGCCGCATCTATCACACACAGGTTTTTTCTTGTAGCCCGCACTCTGCCAGCGTGGCACAGGTGGCTTGAGCTTTTTGCCACGTTTGATGCAGGCCTCACATCTGGATCTGTAGTGGGGCACTCCCTCTTTGATATAGTTGACGGCGCTGAGTCGCTGGCCGCAGGCCTTGCAAACGGGTCTGTTCATGGGATATTTACCAACGGACCTTTGCCAAAGGGATTCGTAAAGGCTGGTTTTTGAGGTCCTACAATAAATATTAGAACTTGAAAAGGATTCCACCATGGCTCTATTATCACCCGGCGTACAAGTAACAGTAATCGACGAAAGTCAATATATTCCCTCCGCAGTCAACACAGTACCATACTTTGTGATTGCCACAGCCCAGAACAAAGTATCTGGCACAGGAGTTGGAGTAGCTGCTGGTACCCTCAAAGCCAACGCCAACAAAACATATTTAATCACCAGTCAGCGTGATTTAACTGCCACATTTGGCGTGCCGTTTTTCTACAATACCACAACTGGTACACCAATCAACGGCTATGAACTCAACGAATACGGACTGTTGGCTGCTTACAGCTCTTTGGGCATCAGCAATCGTGCTTATGTTCAACGTGTGGACATTGACTTGACTGAGCTAACTGCTAGCCTGAGCCGTCCTACTGGAACTCCCAACGATGGAACTTATTGGTTGAACACTGCTACCACTGTTTGGGGCATACAACAATGGAATGCCACAACAGGTGCATTCACTGTACAAACTCCCATGGTCATTACTGATGCTACCCAAGTTAACGGCAGCAATGTACCACTGACCACAGTGGGCAGCGTTGGTGACTATGCTGTGGTTGCAACCACTGTTAAAAACATTGGTTACTATAAGAACACCGACAACAACTGGGTTGTGGTTGGCAGCGATGACTGGAAAATGTCATGGCCCACACTGACCGGCAACAATGCTCCTACTGAACTGACTGCAGGCAACAGCATCTATATCAACGGCGTAGAAGCCATTGTTGGTGTTGTCAACACAGTGGAAGGTTTTGCCAACGACATCAACGATCTTGGCATTTCTGGCGTAGTAGCCATGGCCACATCTGGCAACCGTTTGGCTCTGTACGCAGACTCCAATGCTACCAATGATGGATCTTCAGCTGATGGCGGCGTGATCAACATTGAGATTGGTACCAACGGTACTGCATTGTTGGCTGCCCTGGGCATCACTGCTGGCATGTACCTGGCACCTACTTATCTTGCTGGCTACAGCTACAGTGCTCCACGTTGGGGTTCAACACAAGCCGCACCACGCCCAACAGGCAGCGTTTGGAACAACATGAGTGCAGCCAACAATGGGCTGAATCTCAAAGTTCTCAAATACAGCTCAACCCTGGCTACCTGGGTTGCACAAACAACCAATGCCTATGGCGACTTTGCCTCGGCACTGTATGGTCTAGACCCCAGCGGCGGCGGCAAGAACATTGCTGTTGGAACAACCATTGCACTATGGGGCGCCAACGATCTTGCCACTACACCCAATTCATCACAGGCTCTTCAAATATTTGAGAAGGTAGTGTTTGGTGCCACAGTTGTAACAGGTTCAACAACTCCAACCGGCAATGCATTCCCCCCACTGCCGGGACCTGCCCTGCAGACAATTACTATCAGTGCAAGCCAGCCAGGTTCGACCACTATGAACACTGGTGTTGCTGCCATTGCCAGCCCAGGTACAGTCAGCAACTTCATTGCTGCTGTCAGTGCTGCCAACGTTCCTTATGTCAGCGCCAGCGTTGACTCAGCAGGCCACATTGTGTTCACACACAGTGCAGGTGGTGTCATTGAGTTGACCAACACTGTTGGAACTCCATTGACCACAGCTGGTTTCACTGCCAGCACACCATTGGTAACACCATCATACAACAGCACTGCTTTGCAGTTGAGCAACTTCTCCAGCTCTCCATTGTTCACTTACACTGCCAGCGATGTTGCTCCAGATCAGAATCCAGCAGAAGGTCGTCTGTGGTACTACAGTGCTGCGGATCAAGTTGACGTTATGATCCAAAACAATGGCGAGTGGGTTGGCTATCAAACAGTCAGCAATGACGTTCGTGGCTATAACTTGTCACTGACCAATGCCACAGGACCTATTGTTGCTGCCACAGCACCAACAACACAAAATGACTTGGCTGAAAGCCCATTGGTCTACGGAGATCTGTGGATTGATTCTAGCGATTTGGAAAACTATCCAATGATGTATCGTTGGCAACCAGTCAGCGGACAAGACCAGTGGGTGTCCATTGACACCACAGACCAAGTCACACAAAATGGTATTTTGTTTGCCGATGCACGTTGGGCACCAAACGGTGATACTGACCCTGTCAGTGATCCAATTCCAACCATTGTTAGCCTGTTGACCAGCAGCTACTTGGATATGGATGCTCCGGACTCAACACTGTATCCCGAAGGTATGCTGTTGTGGAACACACGTCGCAGTGGCTACAATGTCAAGAGCTTTGCTCCTAACTACTTTACACCAGCCAACTTCCCAGATGCTGCAAGCTACCCAACTGTTACCAGCACTTGGATCACAGCCAGTGGCAACAAAGCCAACGGCAGCATGTATGCTGGACGTCTGGCACAGCGTGAAATGGTTGTAAAAGCCATGAAGTCAGGTTTGGACACCAGCCTGGGAGCCAGAGAAGAAACAGCTCAGTTCACACTGATTGCTTCTCCAGCCTATCCTGAAATGATTCCTAACATGATTGCACTCAGCAACGAGCGCAACAACACATTGTTTGTTGTGGGCGACACACCAATGCGCTTGCCTGGCAACGGAACAGATCTTGTTAACTGGGCAACCAACAACAACGGTCTTGGACTGGCCACCGAAGACGGCCTGGCCGCCAGCAGCCAGTACTGCGGTGTGTTCTATCCCAGTGCCACAACCACTGACCTCAGCGGTAACACAGTTGTTGTACCACCAAGTCATATGATGGTTCGCACCATTATTCGCAGCGACGAAGTCAGCTATCCATGGTTGGCTCCAGCTGGTACACGTCGTGGTGTTGTTGACAATGCCACACAGATTGGTTATATCGACGCACAAACTGGTGAGTTTGTTCCACTCAGCGTTAACCAAGCACTGCGCGACGTTCTGTACACCAACTCTGTTAACCCAATTACGTTTGTTCCTGGTGTTGGTATTACCAACTTTGGTAACAAAACAGTTACCAGTATCACTTCCGCATTGGATCGCATCAACGTTGCACGTTTGGTTGCATTCCTGCGTGGACGTTTGGAAGAGATTGGCAAGCAATATCTGTTTGAACCCAATGATCAAATCACACGCAACGAGATCACCAATACTTGCAACAGCTTGATGGTTGACCTGGTTGCCAAGCGTGCTATCTATGACTACCTGGTTGTTTGCGACTTGAGCAACAACACACCAGCTAGAATTGATAGAAATGAACTTTGGGTGGATATTGCTATCGAACCTGTCAAGGCAGTTGAATTTATCTACATTCCTCTGCGTATCAAGAACACAGGAGAGATTGCAGCTGGACAATAAAAATAGGGCTCCAGGGCCCTATTTTTCCAGTCTCACTATAGGTAAATAAACGTAACAGGAGAGATTAAAAGATGCCATCTTCATCATTAAACAATATGACAGTACCGGTTGGAACAAACAACCAGGGACTGTTGATGCCCAAACTAAGATATCGATTCCGTGTGTTCTTTGAAAACATTGGAGTCGGTGGAGTTACAACCGAACTCAGCAAGCAAGTAATCAGCTTTACCCGTCCCAACTTACAATTTGAAGAAATTGCACTGCCAATTTACAACTCAACATTGAAACTGGCCGGTCGTCACGCTTGGACAGACGTCACTTGCGAAGTCAGAGACGATGCAGGTGGAAACGTGTCCAAACTGGTAGGTGAGCAGCTACAAAAGCAGTTGGACTTTGTTGAAATGAGTTCAGCTGCCAGTGGCATTGACTACAAGTTCAAGACCACATTTGAAATTCTCGACGGTGGCAACGGCGCCAATGAGCCTGTTGTGCTTGAATCATGGGAACTGTATGGTTGCTATCTCAAGACAGTTGACTACGGTCCAATGAACTATGGCACCAACGAAGCAGCAACAATCAACATGACCATTGCTTACGACAACGCCAACCAAGGCCAGCAAGGCAACGGCGGTGTTGGACCAAGTTCACTACCAACCAGCGTAGGCAGAACAATCGCTGGTACCGTTTCAGGTCTAGGTTAATCCCGGATCAAGGATTAACCAATGCCTACATTCGGGCAAGACTTCCTCAAAGGCTTTACAGCAGTCGACAGCTTGCGTGATTACACTCACGCAAGCAAAGTCTTTGCGACTAACTCGTTTGAACTCAAACCAAGATTTAAATTTCTCTTCCACGTTGTGTTCACACTCAATGTGGGACAGATCCCTGCTCTCCGAAATGCCAAAGTATTTGGCGCCAGTGAAATTTACAATCTCAGCTTGGCAGTCAAGACCATCGATTTGCCAAAGTACACTATCTCGACTGACACTCTGAATCAATACAATCGCAAGCGTGTGGTTCAAACAAAAATCAATTATGAACCAGTGACTGTGACGTTTCATGATGACGGCGGTGACAACATTCGTGAAATGTGGTATCAGTATTATTCCTACTACTACAAAGATCCTGCACAAAAGTACAACAGCGTATCGGCTACCAATGGAAGCATCGGAGACATAACTAACTACCAAACTGGCATGGATTACAATGCTCGTGACATCTACAGTCAAGATCGTGTGGCCAATGTCAACGACTGGGGCTTCATTGGTGAAAGCTATACCGATGGGACCAGTTCGGCATCGGGTAAGCCACCGTTCTTTAGAGACATACAGGTATTTGGATTTGATCAGCACAAGTATGCTAGATATATTTTGATCAATCCCATCATCACCAACTGGAGTCACGATCAATACGACTACAGTCAGGGCAATGGAATCATGCAAAACTCCATGACCATTGCGTATGAAACTGTGAAATATTATTCAGGCGCATTGGGCAAACCAGATCGCAATGTGGCCTGGCCAGATTATGCACATTACGACAACACTCGCAGTCCAATTAGCCGGGCAGGTAGCACAGCCAGCATATTTGGACAGGGTGGCTTGTTGGCCACTGGAACTGGTATTCTTGAAGATCTACAGAGTGGCAGTGTATTGGGCCTGATCGGTGCAGCACAAAAAGCCGGCACAGCCTACAATACTTGGAAAGGCAAAGACATCAAGAGTGTTGCCATTGCTGAATCCACTGCACTTGGCAAACAAGTTATTCAGCAAAGCTTGCCTGGTGCTGTGAAATCAGTGGCTAACAAGGCTGACAGCTTTATTTTCCCCAAGGCCAATACTACTAATCAAACTGGTTTCTAAAAATGAACAACGACACAGTAAATTACACCAATACCAATGTTGATTTGTCAGTGAGAATTTTTGATGAATTCTACAAGTATGATGTCAATGTTCCTGCAGCAGAATACGACATTGTCTACAGTTTCTTCAAACAGACCATGGACAATGCTCGTGTGGCCGGCAATATGACTGTGAGCCTGTTCCGAGTGGCAGACTACACAAAGATTCCTGTGTTGACATTGTTGGATACCATGAAAGGTCGAACTGGCCTGGACCTGACAGTGAACATGGCCTATTTCCTTAATAACATTCGTAGCAATGCTACACTGTTGGGCGTCAATGCCAACCCTGCGCCAAACTACTACGCTGCCAGATCTGTAATACAATGAGCAAGTGGGCACAGGGTGTTTATCAAGTAATCAACGGAAAAAAATATGTGGGCAACGGCAGCCCACGTTATAGATCAGGCTGGGAACACAGCTTCATGAGATTCTGTGATGAAAATGACAGCATCCTACAATGGGCTAGCGAAAGTGTGCGTATTCCTTATCGCCACCCCATTACCGGCAAAATGACCAACTATGTGCCGGACTTTCTAATCACTTACAGAACACGAAATAACACAGTCAAAGCCGAGCTGATTGAAATCAAACCTGCTGGACAGAGCATGATGAGCGAAGGACAAAACCCACGCGAGCGTGCTGTGATTGCAGTTAACTATGCCAAGTGGGACGCTGCTACCAAATGGGCCAAACAAAACGGCCTAACTTTTAGAGTTATCACCGAAAACGAAATGTTTAGGAACGGGTCGAAATAACCTATAAATAGGTCATGACCAGAAAACTTGAGGAACTGTTTGATCTTCCACCTACAGAACAAGATGTAGATACATCTGTTCCTGCCATTCCCGAAAATCGCGACAAACTTGCTGCCATAGATGATGCCATTGACAAAATCGATTCGGCATTGCCTGCTGTGCGCGGCCTGGATGCCACTGACACAGAAATGGATGAACTTGCTGGGCTCGCTACCGGCAGCTACAAAGATCTAATGGATCTTGGTATGCAAGTGGATTCACGATTTGCATCTGAAATCTTTAGTGTAGCCAGCAATATGTTGGGTCATGCTATCACAGCAAAAACAGCCAAGCTGGACAAGAAGT